GGCGTCCGCGTCTCTGCGCCGCGCAGCAAGGCGAGGATGTCCTCGCCCTTGCCCTCAAGCGCCTTGCGGTAGGTATCGACCTTGACGCCGGCTTGCGCGCGAGCCACCAACTGCGCGCCTTTCTGCACGGCAGGCGCGATAAGCCCCCGCCCCACACCCTCGGTCAGCCCGCCAACGCCGACATCTGACGCAGCGCCAAGAATGGCCTGCGGTGCGGATGTCGGCCCTTGCCGGTAGCCGAGCGCCGTTTCCAGCGTGTCGAGCGCGCCTTTGGACAACCCATAGCCGAGCCCGGCGCCGCCGACAATTCCGAGCGGGCCGGCTGGAGTGCCCAGCGCCGCGCCGCCGGCTGTGCCCAGCGCCTCAACCGTTGGCCGCACGAATTGAATCGCACGGCGCCCCATCGGAATCTGCGCCTCGGCAGGCGGCGCTTGGTACGGGCCGGCACCGGGAATCTGACCTGCGGGCGCGGCGGGCGCAGTTGCTCCCGATGCTTTGGCTTCCAGTTCGGCCAGTCGGCGCAGCGCAGCCAGTTCTTCGCGCGGGTCCATTGTCAGCCTCCCTTGCCAAACCGCTTACGAAGCTGCTCCAACTCGGCCTGTTCGGCAGGCGATAGCGCGCCGGTCGCGGGCGCTGCGGCGCCGCCGCCCTGCCGATACTCGTAGGTCATGTCGTAAGCGTCGCGGACGCGGGCCTTTGCGCCTTGCAGTTGTTCGATGGCGTCAACCACCGCCTTGCGAACGCTCGGCGCGTCTTGACGCCGATCCAGCGCGGCGAACGCAGCTTGCAAACGTCGGCCTTCTTCGTTGGACACGTTGCCGAGCGCGCCGCCGGTAGGCGACTGGTTGCGCATGTTCATCAGTTCTTGGAAGCCGCCGCGCGCCACGATCTTGTCGAACAACGCCTCGGCTTCTCGGCCAGCAGGCGTAATGCCAGGCAACCGCCCCGCAGCGATGCCGGTGATGCTGCCAAGACCCGGATGGCTGGCAAGACGCTGAAGGTCTTTGACCAGCGTGTCCGTCGTAGACTCAAACGTCTTGACCGCTGCGGTGGCCTGCGGATACTTGGCTTCGCGGTTCTGCCGCTCCTTAGGCGTCAGACCTTCCATCGCCGCAGCCGGCGTCATACGCCCTGCCAACGCCTCTTCGCGGCTCACAAGCACCGGGCGGTTCGTAGCCGGGTCTACAACCGCGACAGGGGCTTGAGGCTGCTGCTCACGCGGCTGCGCAGGCGGGCGGCTGGCCAGCGCGATGCGCGTCTTCTGGGCTTCTTCTTCCGGCGTAAGCAACTGAGACGCCCGAGGCTTCTCCAACATGCCCGCCAGCGCCTTGCCCTGCGCCACGATCTGCGGGTTGGTGCTCAGAAGCATGTTCTGCACTTGCTCGCGGCCGACCGTAGCTCCCGGCGCGCCGAGGCCGAGGCGACTGCGTTCCTGCTCGTAGGACGCCTTATCTTGCATCGCCTGAACGGTCCTGCTCATCATCTCGATGGCGTTCTTGTCGCCCGAGCGGATGGCAAACGCCAGCCCCTGCTGCGCAGTCTCCGGCGTCAGCGGGGTGTTGTTCTGCGCGAACAAGTCGCTCACCTTCGCAAGGTACTCGTCAGCCTGGCGCTGCCGCAATGCCCGCGCCGCGCGCTCCTGCATTGCCGCCTCGCGCTCACCAGCCATAGCGATGCGCTGCTCACGCTGCGCGAGCATGTTCTCGCGCTGCGCCTCCATCTGCATCTCCTGCATCTGCCGCAGGCGGTTCTGCTCGACCTGCTGCTGCGCGGCCTGCTGGCCGGCCATGAACGACTGGCCGATGGTGGGAACTTGGAGGAGAGGGGTGAAGTTGACTGCCATGATCAGGGCCCCGGCGGACGACCGTAGTATTGACCAGCAAGGTAGCCGATGTCACTCAGCCCTCGCCCGTACAGGCTGCCGCGTGCAATCGCCGCGTTGGCCATGTTCTGCCCTTGCTGCGTGAGCAGGTTGCCGACATTGGCCGCAGTGCCGGTCAGCAGATTGCCGGTCTGCTGACCATACGCCTGCCCCGCCTGGCCAAGCTGCTGCGCGGTCGTGCCGCCCACGCCAGCCAGGCCCGCAAGGCGGTTGTACTCCTCGCCCTCACGCTGGCGCAGCGCGTTGTACTCGGTCAGCGCCCGGTTGTAGGCGTTGCCGAACTCCTGCGAGCCCATCTCCTGCCCGAAGCGCGTCAGCGCCTTGCCCGTGCCGCCCGACAGCAGACCACCGCGCGCCGCTGCGCTGCGCTCCAGCGCCTTCAGCCCCTCGCTCAAGCGGAACCCGTAGCCCGGGTCGGTCGTCAGTTGCTCGGGACGGAACTGGAACGCCGGGGGCATCGCACCCGTGCGGCCCGGCAGTTGAGCAAGCGCGTTGACGCCGGCTTGGTAGTACGGCTGCTGACGAGCGACGTTCTCCTCGTACATGCGCCGCTGCAGATCCAGCGCCTCTTTCTGCGCTTGATACTGCAGTTCGGCCGCACGGGTGGCCGCGGCGCCTGACGCTTCGGTTGCCGACTTGGTGGCCTGCGCGCCGATGACCGCGCCGACGATGTTGGACGCCGCGGGGATGAGAAACTGGTAGGGGTTGGTCACAGCAGAAGCTCCTGTGGCAGCGGCGGTAGTGGCTGCGGTAGCCGCCGGGCTGCCGAGCACCGGCGCGGCGTTGGACGCGGCGAGCGCCGCCTCGGGCGTTGCGCCTGCGGCGATAGCGGTATCGTATGCAGCCGTCTGCGCGCCGGACATGCCGAAGTCGGTGGGCGACATGCCCGCAAAGCCCGCAGACGGCGTAATTCCTGCTTGAACTGCAGATGCGTTGGTGCCGTAGCCTGGCGTGCCAATGCCGGCCTCAAGGGCTGCGGGCGTAAGGCGAGGCGGCGCGGCAACTGGCGCCGCCAACTCGGGGGCCAATGCTGCGGGTGTCGGCAGCGGCGCAGCAGCGACTTCGGGCAACTGCGAAGCAAGGATGTCGGCGGGGTTCAGCGCGGAGGGGATTGCCCCTGCCGTTAGGCTAGGCGCGGCGGCGGTCGTCATCGCCTCAAACGGCAACGCGGAACCGGCGCCGATAGCCGCCGGGTTAAACAGCCCAGACGACGCGGCGGCAGCGTTGGCGCCGTACCCTGCGGTGCCAAGCCCCGCTTCGATAGCTGCTGGCGTCAGTGCATTGGTAACCGTAGACGTTGCCGGCGCAAGTGCGTTAGCGGCGCTGCCCGCCAGCCCACCAATAGCCTGCCCAGTCAAAGAAGCCAGGAACAACGGAACGCCGTAGTCCATGACCGGGTTCATAATTTTTTCAAGCCCGCTCGGCCGCTCTTGGTACTGCCCAATAGGCTTGTTGTTCTGCATCAGCGCGATGTCTGATGTAGCGAACCCCATATCCTTGAGGCTGATGCTTAAACCTTTATCCCGCACAAAGTCGGCAAAGCCCGGCGCCAAGCCCATCACGGGCACTTCAAAGCCTGTGTCTGAGCCAGCGTAGCTGGTTTGCGTTTCGCCGGTCGGCACCATCGAAGGCCCCGTCCACCCAAGCGCAGCCAATTGCTCAGGAAACCGCGCGGCGAACGTGGCCACGTCCAACGCTTGTTGGTCAAGATTTGTCGCCGGCGCCGCGCCGTATTGCGTGCCCGGCGAAACGCGCGCCGCCAAGGCGTTGACGCCTTCGGTTTCCTCTTCGGTGGCCAATCGGTTTCGGGTCGCCATCGCTTATCCAATCCGCCAGTTGGTGCCGTCGCTGAACACCGGCACGACGTTTGCCCCGCCGCCGGCAACGATGGAGTGAAACGTCGTAGCGCTGGCGTCGGTCACAACCGCCCGAGCGCCGGCCCCAGCCGTAGCCGCGGCGGCCAGCGCCGCCACAGTCTGCGTGCCGCTGTTAATCCACTTCGTTCCGGCCGTCAGCGTCAGCCCCGGCACGCGCAGCGACGTGACGTTGGTGTTGCCTAACGTCACCTCGTTACTGACCGTGGCCGACGACGCTTCAGCATCGTAACCGATGATCGTATTATTGCTGCCCGTCGTCAACGCGTTGCCGGCCGCGTAGCCGACAGCCGTGTTGTTGGAGCCTGTGACCAACAGCAGCGCGTCCGCGCCGTGGGCGGTGTTGCCCGCGCCAGTCAGCGTAGCGTTCAGCGCCCGGTAGCCGGTGGCGGTGTTGTAGTTCGCCGTCGTGGCCGTGGTCAGAGCGCTGTAGCCAATCGCGGTGTTGTAGTCGCCGCCCGTGTTGGCGTCAAGCGCCGAGGCGCCGAGCGCGGTGTTTTGGATGCCGTCAGTGTTGGCCGTCAGCGCGTCGTAACCGACCGCGGTGTTGTTGGTGCCCGTCGTGTTGGAATCGAGCGCGGTGTTACCCACGGCGACGTTGGTGGCAATCTGGTTGCCGCCTTGGCCAACCGTCACGCCCACCACCTTGTCCAACTCGTAGGACGCAAAGATGTTGTCGTCCGTCTTGATCGTGACGCCGGCCGAGGTCTGCAGCACAAACTTGTACGCCGCGCCGGCCGTCAGCCAGATTTGCGCGGGCGTGCGCCCGGCGCTGTCCAGTACGATGGGGTTGGTGTTGTTTGTCGACGCGGCCGAACTGGTGTAGGTCGCCGCGGGCGTAGTTGAGCCGGCGTCGTAGACGTAGATCAACCCTCCGGCAAGGGGTGCGCCGTTGTTGTCGAAGAACTGGGCGCCAGCGCCTGCGTAGAGCGAAAGCGATACGGCCATAGCGACCTCTTACTGTTGAATCTGGGTGACGGTGAGCAGAACCGCCGCCGCAGCCGGAGCATACCCGGTTGCTGGCTCGGCCGCTAGTGATAGTGCGACATCTGAAACTGCCCACATAAGCTGGACGTAATCGTTGGCCGCCAAGGAAACAATCTCGCCCGAAGTGATCGTAGCGTACCCGCTGTTGGAGTCCACCGACACGAGCGACGTGCTGTTGGCGATGTCTTGCGTGCCGTTGATGCGAAGCCAGAATCTGCCGTTCTTGAGCGATGAATTGGTGGACGTAAGCTGATACCGTGCCTGAAACATGTAGAGGCCAGAGTCAGGAACCGTAATTTGATCGGCCGGACTGCCCTCCAGCGTCACGCCGCCGGCCACATCAGTGTTGGTCAGCGCGATGGCGTAAGCGGTGTTGGGTGCAGCCGCAGTCAGATTGGTCGTGCGAGTGAACTCGCCGTAGTACTGCTCTTGGTCAATCGTCGGCCGCACAAAGATCTCGCCGTCCGTGACGCCCACTTTGAGCACCGCGGCCACGGGAATGACGTTGTTCGGCGCGGTCGGCTTGACGTTGGTAAATCCGCCGGCAACAGTCGGGCTGGCGTACAGGATGTCGCCCACGTTGAAGGCGCTGGTGTCGATGCCGCCAACGTGCCCCCAGACCGTCACGAGTCCGATGGAGCCACTGTCAGGCAGCGTCTCGGCCATTACGCCGAAGATGTATAACGACGGCGCACTACCGTCCGCGAGATACTTGGTGACCGAGATGTAGTTGTTGCTGCCGACGCCGGCGAAGCCCACCACTTGACCCTTGAAGATGGTTGCGCCGGTAGAGTTCTGCACCAGCGCCCGGCTGACAAGGCTGGAGTCGGCAATCGCTTCCGGCAACAGCGAAAAGAACCGGAACCAGGCGCGCGTCGTCAGCCGCTCATCGTCGACCAACGGGTCGCGTGACGCCGGCACGCGCGGCGGATCTTGCACGTCACGCTCCGGTCGGGGACACAAGCAACTCGGCCCCCATAATGGCAATCTTCACTGGATCGGTGCCGCTGATCTCGTACACCCGGTCGCGCAGCTTGAGCGTCATGCCAAGGCGCCGCCAAAAGACGCGGCGGTTGTACTCGCCGATCTTGCCCATGCCGGCCCAGTGCTCGTTCGACCACGTGTGGCCGCCGTCGTCGCTCCAACGCAACATGATTTGAGGGTCTACGCCGCGCAACGGCGCGGCGTTAGTGGACGAGATGTAGTCGCCGTTCTCAAGCGTCAGGAAGTCGCTATTCTCAGCCAGCAGCAAAAACGTCTCGGCGTCCAGCACCCCCACGCCCGACTCGCAGTCAAGCTGCAATGTGTGGTGCGCGGTGCGCTTGAGGTTGTTCTGGCCGGTCGGCAGCGCCCGCCACGAGCGCAGCCAGCGCTGCGTGGCGTTGTTGTCGCTGTAGACCTCGGGGTCGAAGGCGTAAATCAGGCCAAGCAGCCAGTCGCCGACAAGGATCTCGCCGTTGAAGTTGGCCTGGCAGTTGCTGCGGTGCCGCACAAAGTTGACGCCATCCCAACCGGCACGCTCGTGCCACGCGCCGGTGCTGACATCGTACACCCACGTCGCGTCAGCCGTGGGGAACGTCAGGACGTAGAAGCTGTGCCCGTCCTGCTGGTAGGTGTAGGCCACCGCGTCGTTGAGCACGTCGTACTGCTGAATCTGCCACTCGACAGCGTGCGTGCTGATGCGCTGGCCGTTGTAGCCGCGGTTGCGGTAAACGACGCCGTTGCCCCGGGCGTCGGCGCCTAGCCAAAAAACAGAGTTGTCGAGTTTGGCGATGCTGTAAGGCGCCAAACAGCCCAACTCCATAAACGCGCCGTCGATACGGGCGAGAGGAAAGTCGGCCAGCCCGGCGTTGTACCAGATTTCGATAGTGCTGGTACCAAAAAGCCAGATCTCGCGGTGGTTGACGTTTAGCGCCACCACGTTGTCCGGGTTGCCTTCGGCGCTGGCAAAGTCCAGCGGATCAACGCTCGTGCCGTCGTTAAGCGAAGTCACCCAGAACCGCTGGCTATTGGGCTGATTGAAAACGAAATACCCGTCGATGTAGCCGACCGTCACTGCGCCGGGGAAGTCCGGGTCGGTGATCTGGGCAAACGCGCCGGTGTTGGAGTTGTAGATGAAACCACTCGGGTTGCACGCGATGAACAACTGCGTGCCGTTGTCCACCATGCTGACCGGGCCGCTGCCGTCAATGTACCCAAGGAACGTAGTGTCGTAGTTGCCGTCCACGCGCAACAGTTCGCCGCCCGAGGCGACGTACAGGTAGTCGCCAAATGGCCACATGCCGCGGATCGGTCCCGGGCCCACGGTGGCCACCAAGCGCAGCCCGGGGCACCGCTGAAGGAACGCCGGTTCCTTGCCGCCTTCTGCCACAATCTCGGGGTAGAGGTTCACCATGCGGCTGTCCGCAGCGTTGACGCTGCGGGCTACATAGCTTGAGCCCAGAACTGGCGTCTTCACGGTCAGTAGTTGCCAGCGAAGATGTTGTAGCGCTGCCTCGTCGCAATCAGCGAGTACGGCATCGACATCAGGTCATCCGGGTTGTTGATGCGCTTGAGGTTACGCTTGCTCGTCATGGCGATGCGCTTGACTTGCGGCGACGGCTCCACGCCGAACTCCGGCGCGAACTCCATCGCCAAGTTGTAGACGAAGGCGCGCAGGTAGCCTGGCGGGAACGTCAACGCCGTTGACAGGCTGGCCGGCTGCGTCAACACCTCAACGCTGACGAAGTGCCACTCCAAGTCGCGCAACGGCACCGGGTAGACGTACATCTCAATGTCCGGGTACGTCATGTTGACCCAGATGACCTGCGGGTACGTCGAGGTCACGGTCTTGACCGCGATGCCGTCGTACTGCTGCTGGTTGATGATCTTGATGCCGTAGCTGACGTTGGTGCCGGCATCGCGGAAGTATGTCGCGTCGTCCAGCATGATCGGCCGGTTGCCGACGAAGTTGCCGCTAGGTCCGAGCGTGCGCGTGCGCTGGCTGGCAGGCCAGGTGAACACCTGATCCTGCGTCGAGAACACCGACAGCCGCTCAGTCGACCACGAGTCGATCATCTGCTGCATGGCCGTCAGCGCGTCCTGAGAGACGGCATTGGAGGGCGTCTCGCCCTCGGCCAGCACGCCCAGCAGCCGCAGGGCGCGATTGATCAAATCACCCGCCGAGGTCGACATGCTCAGGCTCCTTTCGACGAACCCTGCGCGGCTGCAGTTGGTTCACTGGCAACTCAGGCTCTTCGCCCGGAGTATACCGCTCCCATCCGTGTTGTTCGTCGTGTTGAGCCTCAAGATCCATCGTAGCGATCTTGACGCCGTGGCGGGGATGACGCAAGTAGATGAGAGCCATGAAATTGAGAAGGGGGCCGAAGCCCCCTTTGGGTTAGTTGCCGGCCATCACAATCCAGTTCGTGCCGTCTTCGCAGACAAGAATCGCCCAAGCGCCAGCGGAAGCGGCAAGGATTGCCGTACCCGCGGTGCCCGAAGTGCGAGGCTTGACGTTTGAAGAAGCCGAAATGACCGTATAAGTCGCGGACAGGTTCTTGATGAACACGACGCGGCCAATGTTGGCCGCACCGCTCGGAAGCGTAACCGTGACGTTGGCCGACGCACCGTTGCAGACGACGAAGTTCTCTTCCTCACCCAGCGTGAAGCTGGCCGTCTTGGAGACGGGAGCGTTGAGATACAGCGTCGTCAGCGACGGATCGGAGAACGCCACGCCGACAGATTTGCTATTCGGCATGGTGTTCTCCTTGCGTCAGGCCACGCGGTACAGCGTCCAAGCGCCGGCGCCGGTCTTGCGAGCGATCAGCAGCGCGCCGGTCGTGACCGGGATGGTCATCGTCAGCGAGCCGCTCACCGTCCAGCCCGTGCCGGCGGCGATCACCGCGGTGCCCGAAGAGGTACCGAGGTTGACCACGCGGAACTGCAGGGACGTGCCCACGCGGTCCGTGTTCGCCAGCGCGGCCTCCAGCAGCGCGACGGTCGGCAGAGTGTAGGTCTGCTGGGTCGTCACGCCGCTGTTGACCAGCAGCAGGCCGTTGGCGACTTGCGCTGCCGTCAGCGTTGCCGTTGCCGTCAGAGAAATCGGCGCGGGGATGAAGCCGATAAACGGCTCGTCAAGGTTCGCGGCGCCGAGTTGCTGACCGCCACCACCATTAGGGAGTGCCATGATTCAGGTTCCTTTCGTCGTTGATCAGCCCCACAGACGGCAAGCCATCTGCGGACGGATGACGCTGTAGCCGTACAGCACGTCGATACGGCACGGCAGGCGGTCGTTGTTGATGTCGTACTGACGCACGACGCGCAGGCTGATACCGTTGTGGACGGCACGCGAGGCCATGTCGACGCCCTGCGGGAGCAGGAGGTCAGCGGTGGCGAACGTGATGGCGTCCTTGTGGTAGATCAGGTTCTGCGGGTACGCGGTCGACGCGGCGCCGAGGAACGTCACGGCCTTGCTGTTGCCAGGCAGGGCGTTGACGGTCGCCAGAGCGTGGCTGGCCGAGTACATGGCGGCAACGGTGATGTTGCCAGCACCCGAGCCGTCCAGCGTCACGTCCGACAGCGCCACG